CGACAGATTGCCGAAATTAAAGACCTTACCGACGAACAGCTCAAGAACGGCGACGCTATCGACCTTATAGCGAATAAATACAAGGGCTTTGCAGCTGACGCGGTAGACAGCGGCACACAGGCAAAAAACGCGTTCGGCGACTTCATGGAATCGCTGGGAAGATTAGCAAACCCGACATTTGAAGCATTGAGCCAAAAAGCAAAATCATTTTGGGAATCAATGACCGAATACATGAACAAGTTTAACGACGCTATCGAAAACGCCCGCAAAACATGGGTAATCGGCGGCGATTATCAGTGGAGCAAAGAAGCAGTCGATAACATCAAGAAATCAAGGGAGAATATAACAAAAAAACAAGGTGCAAGCGTAGCAGAGGATTATACGGAAGATACTTTCGGCGCAATGGACGATTATAACCTCGACAGCATTAAAGTTTATCTTGAGCAGTTGGAACTCAAAGGCAAGATAAAACAAGAAGAAGCCGAGATTTTGAAGATAGCAAAAGAAGAAATCGCTACAAGAGAACACATAGCCAGTTATAACGCCAAAGTCGCAGAGTATGCAGAAAAATACAGAAACTATTCTCTCGAAACATTAAAAACAAAAAAGCAAGAGAAAGAAGCGCTAGGACAATATGACGCAGAGTGGACGGCAATAGCAGAAGCAATAGAACGCGCCGAAGAAGCCGCAAAAAAAGCGCAGGAACAGGCAACAAAAGCAGCCGAAAAGACCGCGAACGACTACGCAGCCGCAAGCAATAAGGCGCTGCAAGAAAATTTAAAACTTCTTGAAGTTGAAGCAAAGGCAAAGGGCGAATCGGTAGACGCTCAAGACGTTTACAACGCTTATTTGCAGTCATACATTGACTTACTCACAAAGACAAACGGCACAATACAAGAGGGCTATCCGATAGAAGTACGCCGCCGAAAAGAGCTTGAGGAAGCAAAAAAAGCGCTGGACGCTGCAAGGGATAGCGAAGAAAAGCTCGCAGCCGCAATGCAAATGACGCAGGCAGCCACAAACGCAATTAACAGCATTAAGCGCGAAATGACACCAGCGCAGGAAATGCAGGAACAAATCGACGCGCTTGAAGAACTGAAAAAGAAAATACAGGAAACAAGCGACGCGGAAATAGCAGCCGCACAAGCTGGCGAAGAAAAACAGTTAAGCAAGCAGGAGCTTATTAACGGCCTTGCGGAAGCTGAAAAGGCGCTCATTAACGAAAAAGTGGACGCAATCGCAGCAAAAGAAGAAAGCTGGTGGGACAAATACGCAAGCAAACAAAAAGAATTGCTCGACATGAAACAGGCGCTTAACGACAGCGAAGTTTTAAGCGACGAAGAAAAATACAAAAAAATGCAGGAGCTTGACGAAGCATACAAGCAGAGCAAGGCGGCACAGATTGCCGACCTTATGACGCAGGTAACAAGCTACACAAACCAAACGGTAGACATCATCAACAACGCTGCAAACTTAATGCTTGAAACTTCCAAGAACAACGCAAAGGCAGAACAGGCGGCGCTTGAGGAAAAATACTTAAAGGGTGAAATCAGCGAAGAAGAGTACGAAGCGAAAGTCACCGAGATAAAGAAAAAGGCTGCAAAGGAACAGTACAAAATACAAATGGTACAGTGGGGCGCTTCACTGCTGCAAGCTACCGTCAACATCGCGCAGGGTGTTACCAAGGCAATTGCTCAGGGCGGTGTTGCCGGACTTGTCACTGGTGCACTGGTTGCTGCTGCTGGCGGCGTGCAGATTGCGAGCATCATTGCAAACAAGCCGACCCCGCCGAACTTTGCGGGCGGTGGATTTATCGGCGGCATGAACGGCGCGACAATGGGAAGCGACAACACCTACATACACGCACGTACTGGCGAAATGGTAGCGAACGCAGCGCAGCAGCGCAACTTGTGGGAAGCTATGAACGGCAACGGCGGCGGCAGCGGTACAAACATCGTTATAAATAACAGCGCTTCAAACATCGCAACCGCACAGCCAAAAATTACACGTAATCAAATCGAAATAATGATTGACGCGCGTGTAAATGACAGCTTGAAAAATGGCCGTTATGACAAATCACTGACGCAGGCCGAAAGCGGCATGAGCGGCGACTATTACGGAATCTAGGGGGAACACATGGCGCAGAACTGGAGCACACACGTAAATACAGACTTTTACGGACAGGACGGCGGCTATAAAGACAACACGGAAAAAGTAGAGTTCAAGAGCGGGCGCACCGTCAAATATTTGAAAAACTCGCACCCGAAAAAAAAGCACGCCTTGAACCTGCGCTGCAAGGACAAAGGCACCGTAAAGGTGGACGGGAAAACCGAGTTTGAATGGCTTTTGTACTGGTACGAAAACACAGCCAAAAGCGGCACCGTTCCGATTTACTTAACGGACATTATAACGGGCAGCGGTACAAAGCAGTATCTTGTCACTATTGAGGGGTGGCGCGGCCAGCGCTTCAAAGAAGTAAACCTGCAACTTGAGGAAGTGTAAAACATGAATATTTTAAGAGCTTTAGCAGAGGGCGGCGGCTATAATCTGCCGTTTCTTTTGCACTTATACGATCCGACAGGAACGACACATATTTACTTGATAAATGACAATGAGGACTACATCTATAACGGGCAAACGTATTTATCAAGCAATTTTACATACAGCCCGAACCGCGACGGCGACACCAATTTAAGCATAGAGCTTGTAGAACACGACGAAATTATAGACCTGCTCGAAAATAACTACTATTTCCACGTGGACGTTATAGGCATATTCAACGGCGAGGAAGTCGAAGAAATCGGGCAGTATATGCACAAATACGGAGAGGGAAGCTGGAGCGGCGAAAAGCTCGAAATCAAGCTGAATAAAGACGACCGCGGCGAAATGACTTTCCCAGCGCTTACGCTTAATAGTGATAATAACAGGGGCGGAAATTGAAATACGACGACTTGCTTAATATACCTTTTAAGAAGTTTGGACGCGACAAAAGCGGCTTTGACTGCTACGGCGTGGTTATGGAGTGCTGCAAGAGAGCGGGAACGCCCTTGCGGGACTTGTACGGCGATATAGTGGACTTACCCGCCGACGGGGTAAATGACTATATAAGCGGGGGCTTGAATGTGCGAGAAATTCCCGCCCCGAAAGTGGGCGCTATCGTATATTCAATCTATCACGGCAACGTACACGTGGGCTACATCGTAGACCGCGGCATAGTTCTACACGCCACAATCGACAAAGGCGTGAAAATCTCACCGCTTGCGGCGTTGCGCCCTATTGCTTATTACGAGGTTATAAATGAAAGCGACCCTATACAAGACACTATCAAACAGACAAACACCGATTGAACTACAGGCAGGGCAGACAGTAGCCGCAGCTTTTCCCGAGTATGACTTAGAAAACGCAATTATTGTCGTAAACGGTAAAATCGTAAAACCCGACTACGTGCTGCAAGAAAAAGATACTGTAATGATACGCTTAACACCAAGCGGAACCGTTGCGCTGGCTGTTACGCTCGTAGTCGTTGCCGTCGTTGCCGTTGCTGCCGGGGTAGTCGGCGGTATTGCTGCATATAAGGCAAAACGGGCAGCCGAAAAAGCAGAAAAAGAACTGGAAAAGGTAAAGAAGCTCACCAACAAGCCCGAAGTTGATAACCGCCCGTTTTTACGAGGTGCGAGCAACACAGACGCGCAGGGCAATTTATTGCCGTTCATGTGCGGTTACAACTTCTTTACACCTTACAAATTAAGCAGCCCGTTTTATAAAATCGTCGGCACTGACGGCGTGGACGAATACACCTACACCGCGCTTGTGTGCGGCTTTAATAAGCAGCTGATTAAAAAAGTAGCCATTGACGACGTAATAATTAAGACCTTTTCTACGAGCGCCCCGCAAGAGGGAGCCTACACGCTCGACACTTCTATTTTTGCCGAGGACGGACGGCTTGAGATTGCGCAGGACGGCGCACTATTAAGCGACTTAACAGAATTAAACTACAAGACCGTTTCAAACGCTTGTAACGACGAAATACCAAAAGATACGCTCGTAAGCGAGGGAACAAAAAAGTATTTAACATATACGCTGAACAAATACGCGAAAGACGTTGACGTAGCAATAGCGTTCCCTTACGGCCTTTATGCTTATAACGACGATAACGTCAAAGTAAGCAACACCGTTACAATTACGCCGCAGTATTCACTTGACGGCGGCAGCACTTGGACGAACTTTACATTTAACAATAACGGGACTATGACAAACACATTTTCCCGCAACGTTTCTGACAAAGAGCTGCGTTTTGTGGCACATAAGGCTTTTACCTTGTCGGACTATGCAACGCTCAAGAACAACGGCCAAGAAAATATTTATATCCGCGTAAGAAGCAACGGCGCAGCGCATGACTCAAAAATACATAATGATTGTTACGTGCTTTTCTATCAGTCGGTTTGTTATGATCCGAACAAGTCAAGCAAGCCTGCGGGAATCGTGGACGACAGCGGAGCTGCTGGCCTTGTAAGCTGCAAGAACGTTGAGGACAGGGAGCGGGCTTTTTGTACTATTCTTGCGCTTAAACTCAAAGCTACAAAAGTAAACGAAGATAAACTCAAAAAAATAAACATCATCACAAACGGCGTGGCGCGTACATGGAGCGGCGCAGCTTGGACGACTGCAAAAACCGCGACCCGAAACCCTGCTGCATGGGCGCTTGAGATTGAAACAAGCGACAGACACCCAGCAAGCCAGCGCCTTGACAGTGAGATAGATTTAGAGAGCTTTGGCGAGTGGTACGAATACTGCGAGGACAAGGGCTACAAGTTCGATTTTGCTATAACACAGAACACCAAAAAAGACACAATCCTGCAATACATCGCAGAAGCTACAGGCGCGTGTATTTACTGGGATATAAACGGACGGCGTGCGGTTGCTATCGACAAGCCGCAGGAAAACGCGCTGGCAGTCTACAACCCGCAGAATATTATCTCAATTCAGAATAAAAAGAGCTTTGGCCGCCGTACAGACGGGCTGCGCTTGAAGTACAACTCAAGCGACAATGATTTATTTAAAGAAGTTACCTATTTGGTAATGCGTGAGGAAAACGGGCAGCCTTTACCGTTGACAGACGACAGCATTATTAAAGATATTCAGATAACAGGCGTTACAACACACGACCATATTGTAAAATACGCCCGCCGCTGCATGGCCATTGAAGCATTAAGACCGAAAACAACAACTATCGAAGTCGGCAACGAGGGTATTTTCTACACGCCATTTTCAAAAATCCTTATTCAAGACGACAGCCTTAAAATAGGACTTGGCAAGGGCTACGTAGTGCAGGACATTGCCTATAGTGGCGGTATTATCGACAAGATTTATATTGACGGGCAGGTAACTTTTGAGGACGGCAAGGAATATGGAATTATTGTCAACTGCTACGGTGCCGACGCTGGCGAAACACCGCTCGCGCTTAAAGTAAGCGGAACGGGCACAACCGACACGCTGAACGTTGACACAATCATAGCACAAAGCGCAAGCATTAAGCCCGAAATAAATTGCGTGTTCTCTTTTGGCGAGCTGGACGAAAACGGCGAGTTTACAAAAGTATCTACGGAATACTTAATAAATCAGATCGTGCGCAGTGATAAAGGCTTTAGGCTGGAGCTTGTAAACTACAACGAAGCTATCTACGACACGGGCACTATTCCCGACTACGTGCCGAACATCACACAGAAGCAGACAAGCGAACCTGCGCCGATACCTGCGGACTACGTGACACAGCGCCAGCTTGATGAAGTTATCGACAATATGCAGTCGGGAAATATTCCAGTAGGAAAGCCCGACGTGCCGACGCTCGTATATGGCAGCGCAAACCGCGACGGAATCGCCTTGAGCTGCACCCACAACACCGACGGACTTAGAAACGACCTGCGGGCTATTGTGTTCACTATCACCAAAGGCGACGGCAGCACCGAAACAATAAGCGTAAGCGGACGCACTGGAACATATACGTTTGACCGTGAAACAGACGGCTACCCCGAAAAAACAGACCTTGCAAGCTGGAGCGTAAAAGCTCGGGCTGTAAACATCTACGGCAAGGAAAGCGTAGAAAGCGAAGCCCGCCCCGTTTCTACTGCTTTATATGGCACTTGGCAGCTTTCAGCGCCAGTTATCACAAAGCGCGAAAGTAACCGCGTTATTACTCTTTACTTTGAGCAGCCGACACGCTCGGACGGCTTGGAACGCTACGGAAATATACAGCACCGCGTACAGATTAAGAGATTGACCGCGCCAGCTGACAGCGCATATTTTAAGCCAGCGACAGGGGCGAACCCATACGAAAACGAAGCGAACTACAAAGACGGCAGCGGCTTTGTAATTGCTGGCAGCAGCTACGCGCAGACATTGCCACTTGCGGGGCAGGATCTAGCCGACCCGATACCCGAAGATACAACCTACGGCTTTATGGTTGTAGCGTACAACGAAGCAAGCGAAAGCCCAGCGGCAGAAATTAACGCCGTTGCACACGCTACGAGCATACGCGACATTGTAGAAAACGCTATAGGTAACGCGCAGATTAAGCAGGACGCAGTAACCGCAGATAAAATCTACGTGCGTATGCTTTCAGCAATACAAGAAAACCTCGGATATATTACGGGCGGCGTTTTTGAGGGTACCGAGAACAACCGCTGGGCGCTTTCAACTATCACGCTTGAGGACGGCAGCACACGCTACGAGGGCGCAATGCGTGTCGGCGGTGATGATGAATACTTTGAGGTTGAGCCGTACAACATCGTTAACGGAGTGCCGCAGAATTACCACGTAAAGTTTAAGGCGGGTAATTTTGAGATCGCGGCGCAGGCGTCAAGCATTAACGGCATTTTGTATATTCAAGCAAACGAAAACGCGCTCGACCGTACAAAGATAAGCCCGAACGGCACATATTACCAGCACCGCGAAACCGTAAACCACGAGTGGAAAACAATAGCAAGCTCGAACGTTAACGGCGTAATGACAAAGCAGGTCTTTTCTGATGATACATTATTTATCAGTAATCAAGACATGGCGCAGCGCCGCAAAGAGGGTTACGACATCGGAAACGCCTACACATCAAGCGCGGCCAAAGTGTACCATTTTGACACAGACATTTACGACCAAAACGGCACGAACGACTTAACAATCGAGGACGCACCCGACGGCTCGCACAATTTAGTCGGCGCGGACACAGAAAGCGACGACCTCGACTTCACCCCCGCTATATTGGCAATTGCGCCATATTCCACAATCGGCAAAGCATTATACGGACAATATAGCATTGCGGCGCTTTACGGGGCGTGCGTAACATTTACGGTCGATTTTTGGCTGCAATACATCTACGCGGAAAATCAAATAATTTTTGATATTGGCAACGCAGGCGACAAAATAAAATTGATTATTGCGGCGGGCGAATGTTACTTCGAAAAGGGCTTAGAGGACGAGAGCGGAATCCCATTTAATGCGGAGATTGCCGCAAGCCGTTTATATAATCTATTGCCATTGCGCGACGTAGTATTTAATAAGGCAAGCGACGACGAAATCGCATTTAATGCACCAGCAACGGGCGAAGCGCCGTTCGAATCAATCGCCGTAAAAGAATACAACGCTAACTATGTATATTATCAGAAAACCACCGAAGCGGGCGTCGAAGTATGGACGGTTGCCACAGTAACGGCTGCGACATATTACGCGCTATTGGCGGCGGGATTGTATGAAAAGACCCTGCCGTTTAACAGCCCGAAAGAAGCACATAGTTACATACAGCACGACGGACAGACCGAAAGCGAACAGAAAGAACTCGCTGACATTGGCGTAACATTCACACCGAACAATTGGCTGCACATTGGCATTATTGCGAATAATACGAAAATCATTGTCGCATTGAATGACAAGGCGCAGGAGTTCAACCGCTACGGAACAGCAGCAGCGGCTTTGTCGGTTGTGCTCAATAGCAGCCGCAATTCTTTTATGCTCGACGAGCTTTTAGTAGATATTACAGAAGCCGAAGCGGTAGACACGTTCTACGAGCACACAACAAACCGCGTGCCGTGGGCGAACCTTTCAAAGAGTAATGATTATTTCATTCTTACGGTTAAGGACTTGCAGAACTTCAAGACCAATATTTTTGATACGCAGCTGTTCAAGGATAAAGTCGCAGAAGTTATACAAGACTATATAAATAACAATACACAGGAGTAAAACACTATGGCTACATTAGACTTAACACTGGCAGCATTGCGACTTGCGGGGCTTACAAACTTTACGCCCGAGTTCGGCACAAAGGAAGCCGACGGCGTAAGCGTAAGCACTGAAAACGTATGCAAAGATATTATGCTGCCGTTTACATTCCAGCGCCCCGTACTCGTAAGCGAAACGAGCGACACTGGAAACATCGAAGCAACCCGCACCCTTGTTCTTACAAACAGCGGAATTGTTTTGACACTTGGCCGCGCAACTTTTGCGGGCTGTAAAATCACCGTGCAGACGGGCTTTACAAGTGGCAGCGCACAGGTTCGCTATTTAACCGCTGCGAACACTTACGAAACCGTTACGCTTGCAGCTGGTAACAGCGTTGAGATTGTAAGCAACAGCGACCTTTATTTTTACAAGCGGCTGCGTATCAATAATTCAATCATCATCAACACAAACGAAAACTTGATACTTAACCGCCGTTATCTTTACCCGTCGGTTTTCCCAGTGGCAAACAGAAACAAAGATACCGACTTTGTGGTACAGAATAACCAGCTTTACAGCAAGAACAGCGTATTTATAAGAGCGGGCGCAACCTTGCCGCCGTTCTACGTTGAAAACGTGGGGCTTTTGCAGTTCCACACAGAAAGCGACATAGAGCTTGATGTAGACGACTGCGACGACACTTGCACAGGGCTTGAAGCAGGAAAAGACTATTTTATTTATTTGATTTACAGCCCGACTTTGTTCCCGAACGAAAAAGACAATCTCGGCTTTAAAATCAGTTTGAACGACCCCGACGGAATCAGCTTGTACGGTAATTCAGACATTGCAGGCAGCGGCGCAAAGCCTATTAAAGCGTACGCAGAAGTTGACGGCGCGGTTTTGAATGAACAAAACTGTATGTGTATAGGCGGCTTTCATACCGTGCTTGTAGACTGCGACGCACTCGCAGCAGGCCAGCAGATGCACCCGCTCACAGATTATACAGCGGGAGCCGTTCACCCGTTCACCGTTTGGGACTTGTACCACCGCCCCGAGGGTTCAAGCGTCGGTATGCTTTACAATCCTTGTATTAACAAGTGGGGTTCTTTGTATCTGCTTTCAGAGCGTGCTTTTGACAAGACGGGCACAGCTGCAAGCTACGGCGGCACATACCCGAAAAACAATATAATTCTTATTTCAGCAGCAAACAAAGAGTTTGTAACTGGATCAACTACAGGCCGCGTTTTCCCTTGTTTGCGCGGCGAGCAAATCTTGAGCTTTCAAAAACAGCGCTTGCCGACTTTGCAGGAGTTCACAGCCTTTACACTGGGAAGCCCGCAGGGGTTGGCAATCAAAGGAGCTGCAAATCCAGTTACTACAGGCGGACACCTTGCAAGCGACAATACGCAGATTATTTCATACTGCGGTATGTTCGACGGCGTGGGCGTTATTTGGCAGTGGGGACAGGAAAACGGATACACCGTTTCTAGCGACTGGCAGACTAACTACAACACAACGCACGACAAAGACGTTAAAGGCGACGCTTCAAACCCGCAAACACGCGTCATTCTTGGTGGCTACTGGGGCCATGGTTCGCACTGCGGTTCGCGGGCGTGCCATTGGAGCAGTGGGGCATTGGAGCTGGATGGCAGTATCGGTTTTCGGGCGGTTGCCGAGCCACGCCATATTAAGGGGTAAGCACAACCAAGCGGACACCCTACTACGGGAAAAGGGGACAAAGGGAAACAACCCTACAGCGGATAGGCACTTTTAGCCTATCCGCATAAATGACTATATAAGTATAAGCGGCAATCTTGGGTAGCGCGTGACAAAAAACAACCACGACCCGAAAAACGCCCGCTAAGATATTCACATCAAGGCGGGCGCGTCATTCTTGGTGGCAACTGGGACAATAGTTCGCACTGCGGTTCGCGGGCGTACCATTGGAACAATGGGGCATTGGAACTGAATGACAATATCGGTTTTCGGGCGGTTGCCGATACTGAATAAGATTGTAAGAACCCACTTACGCAACATCTTTTTAGGCTGGCGCGTTATCCAGTGAGGGGAAACCCTGCAAAATTACTGAATGGGAAGCAATACTCGACCAGTAGGAAATCCGAACGCCGCTTATTGATATACTGGCAGATTGCCGCTATTTTTTGGAGTACAACAAAGTGAAGCGATATGGTAACTTGTGGCAGCAGGTTTGTTCATACGAAAACATAGACAAAGCTATACGGCTGACTTTCAGAGGAAAGCGCCGCTATAATGAGTTTAAGGAAATCGAAAAGAACTTGCCGTATTACCGCGAACAGCTGCACGAAATGCTTGTAAACGAAAGCTACACCTACGGCGAATATACAGTAAAACACATCTACGAGCCAAAGCCAAGAACGGCGCTTGTGGCGCGGACTTTTCCCGACAGATTTTTACACCACGCAATAGTAAACATCGGCGAGCCGATATGGAGCAGCTGCACTTATTATCATTCTTACGCCTGTATTAAGGGTAAAGGAACGCACGC